ATAGAAGTATCTACTCAGCGGCAACCAACGAGCCATCACCGAGAACTTTAGCTGAGAGGCAAAGCGTTTCACTCATAAAAAGAAACCAGCTTCACCATTTTTGGATTACTGTGATATAATGGGTATAAATACTTTGTAGCAAAGGAGATTTACCCACATGACAGAAAATCATAGAAAGCTAGTTGAAGCAAATTGTATTCATTGTAATAAAATAATACTAACCAGACCGGATAGAGTAAAAAAGTTTTGCTCAAAACTATGTAAAAAAATACATAGAAATGTTGAAGTGAAATGCACCAATTGTGGTAAATTAACTCTAAAGAAAAAATCGGCTCTTGCCAATTCAAAACATGAAATATATTTTTGTAGTAGAGAGTGTAAAGATTTCGCTCAAAGTATCAAGGGTGGTTGTGAGATAATAAGACCTTCTCACTATGGAAATGGTGGTTTACATTTTTACAAAAGCCTAATAAATAAAACTGACAATCCTAAATGTTGCGATTGTGGTGAAACAAAAAGATATACATTATGTGTTCATCATATAGATAGTGATCGTGAAAATAATTCAGTAGATAATTTAGAAATAGTTTGTGCAAATTGTCACATGAAAAGACATCTAAAACTTATAGATGGTGAGTGGCAATATGGCGCAAAGTATCTTACACCAAGAGAAGATTTAAAAATCATATAATGGGGGCACATGTACCTCGCAGGCGAACCGCACTTGCAATGCAGTTGTGATGGGTTGAATCCCCATTGTCTCCACCATTTTTCAGTAGAAGCAAATCGTAAGGTACGGCATACATAAACAAATAAGGGTATGCTGGGAGCGGCGACACCAAGCCAGGGTCTATGCAATAGGCAACACTACATTCAATATAGTAGTTGTGTAAATAAAAACACTAAAGTCACTTTACGGTGGGAAGCCTTAGTGGGTGTGGAGAAAATCTCCTTTATTGAGCCTAAAAACTCTAAGCCCTATGGTTGTACTTTGTCGTGACGAGGGTAATCCCATAGGGGAATATCCCAAGTTTAGGCTTCGAACAGCGGTGTCCACGCGACCAACCCGGCTGACTGAAAACCATTTAGGTGTGTAGTATGTGTCGTATAAATGTGTTTGGCGATGCTCAGTCGTTTCATCCTGCTTGTTTGGATGGGCGGCACCACAATGGACACAGCGATGTAAACCAAACACTGCGCCAGTAAGTACGCAGGGCTACCAGCCCTCGAAGAGTAGAGTATGTGCGCCTCTATCGCTTACGCTTCGGGGTTTGTTCCCGAAAGTCACACCCAAACCCATTTTTGTTTACCATGTGTGTCGTATAATGTTCTGTGCGAAGTCCGGCGAAATGACCATCACGGCTCCTGTGAGTCGATAAAGGGTGGTCATCTACCCTCAAAATGTAATAAAGACACAGTAAGCATAGAACAGCGCAGCCAGTACAGCGGTACTTTTAATTCCGTAGGAGTAGAGTATGTGCGCCTCTATCACAAGGCATGGTAAACAAAAACATTCATGTGGTGGTCGTAATAATGAAACGAAGTAAAGACTGTTATCTAAGTAAGTCTTGAAGAAACCGTTTCGTGGAAGTTACAATACGCGGCAATGCAATCGCTGAGATGCTGGTTCGAGTCCAGCCCACCACTCCATTACAGTGTATCACACGCCTGTCAACTTGACTGGCATGGTGGGAAAAATAAGTATTGATAAATAAAAATACCCTCTACAATAGAGGCATGAGCAACGAAAGAAGCTCGGTTGACAAATATATATGAGTAGCTTGAATATGGGTTGCAAGCATTAGGGCTGATGCAATGGTCTTTTAAACCATGGAAGTAGGATCGACCCCTACGCGACTCACCATAAGAGATTACAGGACAACTCTCTATAAACACTGTACCATTTAGCGAATACAGAAATCAGTTTCGGGTACTAGACATAAATCCGTCAACAAAAACAACCAATCACGCGCCTAGTGTTCGCCGGTTGTGGACGGTGGTCTTATAAACCATTCTGAGGGTGTTCAACTCACCATAGGCGTACCATTTTGTAATCGTTGAAGAAGAGGATAGCGCAACTCATAGAACCTTCGGGGGAGAGTTGCCGTATCAATGCGATTCCTTCATTCAACCGTGTTCTCCAGCGGAACCCGATAACATTGATACGAGTTGCATCTGGATATACAACTCACATGCACCCATCGTCTAACCCGGCTCAGGACAGGAGACTTTCATTCTCCCGATTGGGGTTCAAATCCCCATGGGTGTACCATATGACGAAGTTTGTTGGTTTGATACTCAGAGCTAATTAGATAGCGAAACCAACATCATGCTCTATTAGAACAGTGGCTAGTTCATTCGGCTTTCAACCGAAAGAAGAGGGATCGAAACCCTTATAGAGTACCAAGTGTAAACGCATAAACCCTATCTGGCGGTAGGTGGCACGCATCGCGGGGTGGAGAAGTGGTAACTCGCTTGGCTCATAACCAAGAGAACGCAGGTTCAAATCCTGCCCCCGCAACCATACAAGTCGAGACACATGTCTCGCAAATTTGCGCGGTGGTGTAACGGTAGCATAATAGCCTCATAAGCTTTTGATCAGGGTTCAAATCCTTGCTGCGCTCCCATTGAGTCTTCTTTCATAACGAGGGTAGTAGTCTCGTTGTAGTTTCTTTGACTGAAAAAGAAACGCTATACTAACATCTGGTGCCGGGAAAGTGAATGTGGCGTGAGCCAACCTTTGCCGAGATTCACCACCTTTTATCCCTCCAGCCTCTTCACAATGCAGAAACGGAGACTTGAAAAAACAAGTATCGCTCATAGGGAACGATGAGTGTGGGAGCCTTTTATGCGTCAATAGCTCAGTTGGTAGAGCGGAACTTTTCCAAAGTTCGGGTCGCAGGTTCAAATCCTGTTTGACGCTCCATTTAAAATAGTTCAATAGTCAAGTATCGAACTAATATAAATATATGGTATAATATATTTATGTTCTATACCATCTACAAGATAACAAACCGAGTAAACAACAAGATTTATGTCGGCAAACATCAAACCGAAACCCTTGACGATTGTTATATGGGTTCTGGAACTCTTTTACTTAGAGCGATAGAGAAGTATGGTATTGATAAGTTTGATAAAGAAATACTATATGTATTTGACAATGAAGAACAAATGAATAATATGGAAAAAGAAATTGTCAACGAAGAGTTTTTACTAAGGGAAGATGTTTATAACTTGAAGGTTGGTGGTGACGGTGGGTTTGGATATATAAACTCAAAAGATACCACCGAGACTACGAAAAAAGGGAGAATAGAATGTGATAAAATAATGTTGAGTAAGTATGGAGATGATTGGAGACAAATCTTAGGGAAAAAAGCTGGCAATGCTTCGTGGGATAAACGAAAAAAGACTGGCAATATCCTTATAGGAAATCCATACTCATTCTTAGGTAAAAGACACACTGATGGAGCTAAAAAAATAATAGGGCAAAAAAATTCTATACATCAATCCGGAAATAAAAATTCTATGTACGGAATGATGTGGATTTATAATTTAGAAACTTTAGAAAGTAAAAGGATTGGTAATAGAGAAGAAATACCTATTGGTTGGGTTAAAGGAAGAAAAATAAAAAAATAAGATGCAGCAGTAACTCAGAGGCTAGAGTGCGACTTTTCCAAAGTCGATGTCGAGATTTCGAAATTCTCCTGCTGCACCAGTTTCGGTTGAATATGTGGATGGGTGCCACCCTAAAAAGTCGCTTTCAACCAACCCCCTAGAAATAGGAAGTATTCACATTATTCATTGTGCTATTAGGTTCTCTTTATCCTAAGAAACAAAAAAGAATATGTAGAGCAGTAGCATTAAGTAATGCACCCGTTGTTTATACGGGACTAAGTTGGTTCAATCCCAACCCTCTGCACCAGCCAGCCCCTTGAAAAAGGGCTACTTGTGATACTACAAGGAACAGTAAGGGGATTCTGCACAGGGTTATGAGGTATCGCCAGCACCTATAGCTGGTACGAGCCGAGTAATGTTCTGTGAGTGAAAACGCAAGGGCAGAACAGCCTGACCAGTCATTCATCTGGCAAACGGACCCAAAGTATCAAAACCATCGACGCACGATGATGAGAACAAACCTACGAGTTTTTCAGTAGTCACGAAGGATACAGATCGTATCAACTGAGTGATGAAAGGGCAGAGAAAAACTAAGCGACCTTCAAAGTAGAGTCTCCCGAGTTTCGTGCGGGTCGGATCAAACGGGATTCGGTTGAGGCTCCGCTTCTTTTTCCAACCGTGGAGGATCCCGAAGTATCGGAAATTCGAGACATGAATACACGGATACCATGTCATCTTATGTCAACCACAGCACAGAGAGTGCCACACTTCTTATAAAGAACTAAGAAAGTGTCGTAAAGGGGGTTGACACATGCTCCCCTAGCTCATCTGGATAGAGCAAATGTTTTCTAAACATTAGGTAGAAGGTTCGAGTCCTTCGGGGAGCGCCATTTACATTGCCTCTTAGCTCAGTGGTAGAGCGATTGACTGTTAATCAATTGGTCCGGGGTTCGAATCCCTGAGAGGCAGCCAACCAAAAACCCTATGATGACGAGTTGTAAGTCATAGGTCGTTTATTACCATTCGCTTTAAGTAGCAGCGGCTCGCAAGAGTGGTGATGGTAATAGGTGTTATTGCCGCGAGCATCCCGCGAACAACTCTTAGGGAAGCTCCAAGTAGAAATGAACCGAGTCCAGTTGCATTCTACTTGACCTATACTGTGTATAGACGGAAATACGATTGGACCGCGAAAAGTTGGATGAAGAACGGGGACTTCACCAACCGCATAGATTTCTCCCTACCGTGGGGAGTCTAAAACATTCCCCACACATGCCCGAGTAAGCTAATGAATAGACTGACTCTTTCCTAAAGAGTATATCTTGGTTTGATTCCAAGCTTGGGTGCCATATGCCGTGTATACCACATTGGCAGAAATAGAGCAGATATCCGAATGCTGCTCAGAAGTGGGTAGCCTGTCCCAAACGACAAAACAGGGCATCGTGATTCCAGTTACCTGCGGTACAGCGGGGCATATCATGACTGGTGGATGTTGACTAATACTATATAAGGCGAAAGACAATATAAAGTCTTAGTGTGCGTACCAAACACTGCATTATGCTGGATATGAACAATGGCTGTTCGGCGCTCTCATAAGGCGCTTCCAGAAGGTTCGATTCCTTCATCCAGCACCATTTACTGTAGGGTAGTTCAGCGGCAGATCAAATCTGAGAGGAAGCGAGAAATTGCTTCTAGGTCGCAAATAGTGACCGTTCGAGGATTGCGCGGGTAAAACGGGCTTTGCTCGGGTTCGACTCCCCCTCTTATAGTAATCCTCTTGTGGAGTTAGTATTCTCCTACAGATAAAAATACATTATGGGGGTTTGGTGATAATGGTAGCACTCGTGCTTTGCAAGCATGAAGCAAGAGTTCGATTCTCTTAACCTCCACCATTCAATTACGGGTTTGTGGGTTTAGATTTCCAGGCAGGCAAAGAAAACCCTCATGTTGCTTATGTCCAAGGGCGGCTCCTTGGGAGGGGCGGAATCCCCGAATGTTGGTTCGACTCCAACCGTAAGCCCGGAGCCTCGTACTCGTCACTCTGGCAACGACGAGCCTTTTATGCTGTCATCGGATAATGGTATTCCGTCTGTTTCGTAATCAGAATATAGAGGTTCGATTCCTCTTGACAGCACCAAACTAATCAAGCTACTTATGTCAAACCACCAACGGTTCCTATACTTTTCTTCTTTTGTTTCTTTATTTCTTTTACTTGATACCCGTATAAGAAATGACCATTCTTGAGATATATTATAGCTCTATCACTTTGAATAACATCAAGAGTCAGTTTATCAACAGGTTCCCCGTCTCTGTCACCCCTCTTGATCTTCTCCATACCAACTATTTTTTGAGCGCCGAAGTTATCACTTATAACAGTGTCACCAATTTCAACTGTTTGTGAGTTATCAAACATATAATCACCAACGGTATCAAACACATCTCCCAAACCTTCGTTCATTTTACTCTTCAGATAGTAAGATTTGAAACCCATAGACGCCTCCTACCATATTTATAAAAAACACCCCTATTGCATAATTCAGAAAACTGACATAATAGAAACATAACCAAAAGGAAAACATCATGGCTCAAGTTCGCATTCGTAAGGCACTCCAGATCAAGAACCGTCTCGCTGGGGAAATCGCCAATCTCAACAAGCTCATTCAGAACAACAACTCTCATCGTGAGGGTGTGACTCAGTTCGATGTGAAGAAGCTGCTTGTTGACCGCTCCAACACAGTTGCAAAGCTGGTTGCCGTGAAGTCATCTCTCGCTACTGCTAATGTTGCAATTTATGGGAAGCTTACTGTTCTTGCAGAACTCAAGGATGAGATTAAGTTCCTTCGTGGATTGAACACCAACTCGGGTGAGGATGAAGTTGGCTACGGCGAGCGTGCTAAGACCGTCAAGGTTGTTGCTGAAGTAACGGCAGCCGATGTTGAACTTGCAGTCACCCACTTGACACTTGAGATTGAAAAGCTCCAAGATGAAGTTGACTACTTCAACTCCACTGTCGAAATCACCATTCCAGATTGAAAGGGGAGTACCAGGGTAGAGGATCAGAGAAGCTTCGGTAACGCGCCCTAAAAAGGCAATTATGGCGGCTGGGAAACTAGCCACTTATACCGGTAAAGATAATGAACGATTCTTCGGAATCAGAAAACTAAACATTCTGTTCATAAAGATTCACAAGTCATTACTCTTATATCAAAGCTCTTCAAACCGATTCTTCAAAGAACCTCTACCCTGCGAAACCCGCTCTGTCTCACACACTTCCAACCCCTCCAAAAAAAGATTATTGAGATAATCAAAAAACCTGTTATAAATAACATTAGAGAAAAACAATGAACACCTTATCCACCCAATCATGGCATCAGTCACAGCCCAGCGTATCGCGCTTGGATAGACTCGTTCCATTTATTGACAACGGGGGTTCAGGTTTCTAAAAGGATAAAATCCTAAAAGACACCGAAACCCCCTGGCGAAAACCAGGGGGTTTCTTTTTGACAAGTTTATATTGTAGATTATGTTTGGGGCGGCTTCCGCCCCATCATGGAAGGTAGAACCGATGTGGTATCGGAATTCTTTGCTAAAGAAATTGTTCCCTTTATTGGGAATGGAGTTCGATTCTCCCACTTTCCGCCACAAAAAGCTTGAGGATTGCTATAAACCTATTGGAATCTTCGTCATGCTGCTTTCGGATAGTGGTATTCCGCTTGCTTGGTATGCAAGATACGCTAGTTCGATTCTAGCAAGCAGCACCATTTTGGGTGATTAGTACAATGGTAGAACATCTCTTTGACGTAGAGAAAACGGGGGTTCGATTCCCTCATTACCCACCAAAACGATATGCGAAACTGCGCTGGTGCAAGACCTGGGCTTGAGCTATAAACGCTCACGGAGTATGCCGCCTAAAACGGATGTTACGAGGAAGGCTGCCTTGGTTATTCAGAGGGGTTCGATTCCCGGGGATGACATACATATCGTGTATGGAACAGAGAAGCATAGGGGATATGCGTTCGCCTGGAAAGCGAAAGGTCGCCTCACGGTGGCAGAGTTTCGATTACTCCTTGTTCCGCCATATTGACAATGAAAAATACGAGTTATAATACTTGTATGAGCGATTATGAGAAACAACTTGAAGAAGCTAACGAGAAGCTGAAAGGCGAGATAGAAGCTCTTCAAAAAGAAAAAGATGAGGTTGAAGAGAAGTGGAGAACCCACGAAATCTTCGATGACAGTGAGTTGTGGTCGCTCGACTATACGATGTCTTGCTTCATCTTGCCAAGACTCAAGAAACTCAAAGACACTAAGAGTGGATATCCAAGTGAATTGGAATCTCATGAAGAGTGGGCAGCTATCATGCAGAAGATGATAGATGGGTTTCAAGCGATAGTTGACGATGAAAGATACCCCGCAGGAAGCATGAAACAGAAAGAAACAATAGAGGCTGGGCTGAAGTTGTTTGCCGAGTATTTCCAAAACCTGTGGGATTGATGGTTATGGATAGGTGGCAGAGTGGTCTATTGCGCTGGTCTTGAAAACCAGAGGGGGCGAAAGTCCTCCGGGGGTTCGAATCCCTCCTTATCCGCCAGATTTATGTTGACATGTCTTCGGAAGATAGTACCAGTCTCTTCCCCGCTTTTGCCAGTGGCTTGCGAGTTGATACGAAAAAATCAACGGACCTTACTGGATGTCAATGTATGGAAGCACGGGAACATGGTGTTCAAGCTGCCTCGAAAGCAGTCCTGGGGGCTTGCTCCCAACCGTTCGATTCGGTGTGCTTCCGCCAAGTCTTAGTGAGTGATACACCTTTCCTTATAAGGTGTTCGCCCTCTTGTATCCTACAGGAAGGCGCTATGATATGCGTATGAGAAAGAGATACGAGCCATAAGACTCCGTGCTAAAGACACGGCAGGCAGACCATCGAAGCCTCATACTTTGAAAACTATATACTGTAGATATGTTCATGGGCGATTAGTACATTGGTAGTACATCGGTTTTACATTCCGAAGAAAAAAGTTCGATTCTTTTATTGCCTACCATACACGGTCTTAAAATAAACTTGAGGATAGTTGACCGAAACCTCTACATGCCCCGATCATCTAACGGAAGGATACTTCGCTACGAACGAAGCAATCGCAGGTTCAAATCCTCGTTGGGGTGCCAAAGAGTTAGTTGCTTGTAAAATACTCAAATCCCCCGCATGCAGGGGACAGCCGATGAACAAGCGTTTCATGCCCGCGTATGCCGCCTGCCTTCTAAGCAGGAGAAAGCTAACTGGACACATGTAGGTTCAACTCCTACCGCGGGTGCCATTTTATGCGGGTGTATAACCTCCGTCTGATAAGCGGTAGAAAGTTTAATTGGTAGCATGTAGGTTCAACTCCTATCACCCGCACCATTTTAAATCGAACCAAATATAAATACTATGATATAATATATCATGGAGGTTCGATATGAGTTACGAAGACATAAAGAAGTATAGGAGAAGGTTCAAGGAAAAGATTGTAATGTTAATGGGTGGAAAATGTATGTGTTGTGGATATAGCAAGTGTATAAAGGCTATGGATTTACATCATGTTGATCCAACAAAGAAAGAATTTACTATCAGTCAAATGATCATCCTTAACTGGAAGCGTATCTTTAAAGAATGTCAAAAATGTGTTTTAGTATGTTCTAACTGTCATCGGGAGATACATGATAATGTAACACAATGCCCAGAAATGGTTGATATTAAATACGAATCACTGGCTCCAGATAGAAGAATAGATTGGGAATCACTTAACTTAGATAAAGACGCCATGACACTTAATGTTAAAGAACTCTCTAAAAAATACGGAATCAGTAGAACGGCAATACATAAAAAGTGTAAAGAAAGTAATATAAAACTTAAGGAAATTATACGCCCGTCAAAGTTTATAGTAGATTATGAGAAGTTGAAAAAACTTGTTACCGAAATGCCGTTTACAAAAATAGGTGATATGTATGGAGTTTCTGATAACGCAATTCGTAAAAGGTGTAAAGTTTTGGGAATAAAAATACCTAGATTTGGAAGAGGGTATTGGACTAAGAATAAACAATGATATAATGAAATCATAACGGCGCATAGGTCAGTCTGGTAGACCGCTTGCTTGGTGAACTAATATTCACTTCCATGGGAGCAAGAAGTCGCAAGTTCGAATCTTGCTGCGCCGACTCTCACCTAGAAATAGGTTGTTATTACCGTCGTTTAGTAACTGTAAAAAACCTTCCGAAATGAAGGTAAACGGCATTTCATCAGGCTGTGGGATAATGGTAGTCCACTCGTTTTGGAAGCGAGGAAAAGTTGGTTCGATTCCAACCAGTCTGATTCTTTCAATGGGGATGAAACGCCCCAGCCCATCACAAGCCTCTTTACAATGCTCAACCCGTGATGTCGTGGTCCTTTCGTATAGTGGTTTATTACATCTCCCTGTCACGGAGGAAATGCGAGTTCGATTCTCGCAAGGATCGCCATTCAGTTTCAAGGTTATACCCCCATCATATAAAGGCTATTATGATAGATTGTCGATCTATTCATGCGGTTTCGAAATCCGCTGGGGGTGCCAAAAATAAATAGTCATGGAGGTATTCATATGGAATCATTCATGATGATATGTTCAATAGCAGCAAGCGTAACTGCTATTATCGTAAACGCTTACACAATCTTCACGATTCGTAAGCACCTTGGTAAGTTAGCCAAGGAAGGATATGAGAAGGTTGAGGATAAGATAAAAAAGATTCTATAACATGGGTTGTTGGTGTAAGTGGTCTACACGCTCGCCTGAAGAGCAAGAGAATACGGTTCGATTCCGTGACAACCCACCATGCAAAGGAAGTATGTCTTGCTAAAAACCCCAATGGGGGTATTAGTGTAAAGGTTAGCACGCCCCCATCAAAGGGGCAGTTCGGGTTCGATTCCCGTTTTGAGGTTTACCTCACAAGGCAAAATGAGTAGGGAGGCGACGGCTGAACGAATACTTCCGTAAGTGGATGATTGCTCGCCACTATAAAAGACTAAGAAGCTTTGGTTCTCAGATTGCCGAATACCTTAAAGTCGGCGCATTGGGGGTTCGTCTAATGGTAGGACGAGAGACTTTGCAAGACAAAGGAATCATATGGTTCAACTCCATAGTCTTGCGCCAGGATCTCTCTGTGGGGGTTCGAATCCCTCACCCCCAACCATTTTCGGTTACATATAAATAATAGTGTATAATATATGTAACAGATAAGGAATAGAATATGTCACAAAGAGCAAAACGAAGCATAATATGGAAAATAACAAAAGAAAATCTTATAAATGTTGTAAAGACATCTAAATCTTTTAGTGAAATACTAAAACACTTCGGTATGATAAACAAAGGTGGAAACTGTATAACTCTCAAAAAAAGATGCGGGGAGGAAAATATAGATATATCACATATACCAATTGGTAATTCTTCTAATAGGGGGAGAAAGTTTATAAAAGACAAGACGCCATTAGAAAAAATATTAGTAGTCGATAGTAACTTTTCAAGAGTTCATCTAAAAAAGAGAATTATTGAAGAAAATATTATAGATTATAAATGTAAAAAATGTGGCAATACTGGAGAATGGCTTGGTGAGAAAATATCCTTACATTTAGAACACATAAATGGAGTTTCTAATGATAATAGATTAGAAAATATATGTTTCTTATGCCCTAACTGTCACAGTCAAACTGAAACTTATGCTGGAAAAAACTTGCCGAGAGTAAAATATAATTGTTCTGAATGTGGAAAAGTAATAACGAAGTGCTGTAAGAGTGGGAAATGTCTCTCATGTTTGGGAAAGAATAAAAGGGTTTTCGATGCTACGAAAGAAACTTTAGAATCTCTAATAGAAACAAAACCTATGACTAAAATTGGCGAGATGTTTGGTGTTTCTGACAATGCTATACGAAAAAGATGCAAAAAATTAGGAATATCTTTATAAAACAATTTTTGTTGATTAGACCGAAACGTAGGCTTAGAAGCAGCCATGGAGAAATCCACATAGGGAAACTTATGCATCTAAGGAGTCCGCACACTATATGGGTTATGAGCGAGCAACCGACTGTGAGTGTTTCGAAATGTTCGCAAGAGCATATTCGAGTGAACCGATAAAAAGGAAGACCAAGAAACGCATTCAGCCAGCGGATTGAACAACTCGTCACATTGTCGCAAGTAAGCGAACCCAACTATGAGGAAAAAGATGCTAACAAAGGCTCGTGGCGTCGAAAGAACCAAAGCATGTTAGAACAAATCCTCTCTTGAAACCGGGAGCAAACTTTACAAAGCGTTATTACCGGCTCAAGTGGGTGTATGGTAAAGAGTAGTCAAACCAGCGGTTTAGCGTAACAGCACATCGGATAAGTCAACAAAAACAATTTCATACAGGTGCGGACTGTGGCGTAAGTCGAGAACCCTCCAAAAGTTCTGCTATTCAGGTTCGATTCCTGACACCTGTGCCAAAGTAAACGTATAACTGGCGTTCTTGAGGGTTCGATTCCCTTCGCAGCCTTAGCGGGTTGTCCTCGGTGGAGGGCTGCATGCACCCAATGATGCAAGGTTCGATTCCGTGATACATTTACCCTTTTATGAGAGAGTGGAGGAAATTAGTATACTCACCGCTATAAACGGCGGCGTCTCTTTGGGTGTACAACCACTGACGGAGTGATATGCTCCGTAGCAGACATGTAGGTTCGAACCCTACCTCTCTCACCATTTTTATTAGAGAAAAGTGCGATACTCGTATAAATACTAATAGGAGTATCGCACAATGACAATATATCTTCTATACAAGATAATCAACAAAGTAAATGGAAAAATTTATATTGGCGCTCATCAAACTGAAAATGTTGACGATGGGTATATGGGATCCGTGAATCTCATACAAAAGGCAATAAAAAAATATGGATTGGAAAACTTTGAGAAGCATATCATAATGTTATTTGATAATCAAAAAGATATGTACGATATGGAATCAATAATAGTAAATGAGGATTTCGTAAAGAGAGATGATGTGTATAATATAAAAGAAGGTGGTATTGGAGGGTGGAAGCATATCCAAATGGATCCAGAGGCAAGTGAATCTCGTAAAAAAAGAGCAGGAGATTTATTCAGAAGGTTACATGTAGAAGGTAAAATAAAGTATGACACTTTTACTGGTAGAAACCATTCGGAGGAATCTAAAATAAAAATAGGAATGGCAAATGCTATAAAACAGAGTGGGGATAAAAATTCTAACTATGGTAAATGCTGGATATACAACGATACAGAGAAGAAGAGTATAAGTGTTCCAAAGAATGAAGTTGATGTGTGGATTACAAAAGGCTGGAAAGTTGGAAGAAAAATAAAGTGGTAACATGGTGGTGTTCGTATAATGGTAGTATTATCGGTCTGTGAATCCGAGGGAGGCGGTTCGATTCCGCTACACCACCCCAATCATGTTGTTTGTATGCTAAGTGGCAAAGCAGGAGGAATAAAACCGGGATGAAAGGTTGAAAACCGCCGAGAATGAATAGTCAACTGGAAACGGGGTAGGAGAATGGCAGTATGCGCTCCTACTGACAAAAATCATTCAGTGAAGGTTCGAGTCCTTCCAACAACACCACTTTCGGATAGAGGCAGAAAAACTCCAGGGTATAAGAATGACACTGATCGTCAAACCCAAACCAAAGGAGGATGTATGCTGATAGAAGAAATAAAGGATCGTAATGACCTTCAAAACATTACCATCGCACAAGACGATGACAACGATTACGAAGAGAGTGGCTACATCGCCGTATGGGATGGGAAGAGAGCCGCAATCGCAAGGTATTCTCACTGCTCTTGTTACGGAACGTGGACATCTTTGAACGGCGGGGACTATAGTAAGACTGGAAACGGTATTACTTGGGACTGGTTCGGATCAAAGCGTCAACTCCTAAGACTGGCTAGAGAGAAGCTTGATCCTCATGCTCCATTCGGAACCCGCAAGGCAGACGAAAAGGATTATGATTATGACCACTTGCTGAATGTGTACCAGCAGATTCTTGAGTGGCATGAAAAGACAAAGAGGGGAAAGAAGTCGTAACTGGTAAGGTGCTTCTGAATCCGTTACACCGAAAACAACGGGCTTTACGGGCAAGTGACGTTATAACGAATGGCACAGTTTGCCGTCTCAAACACGGTCGTTTTGTGGGTTCGAGTCCCACCTTGCCTACCATATGGTGAATAGTAGCATATACATGCGCTCCCTATTTGTGGGAGAATAAATATCGGTAATCAACCCGATCTTCACCGCCAGTGTCTATCACATCATCCTAACCGTGTGTGGGCGAAATAGACTCTAAACAATGCCGTTGCTATTCGCAGCGTAAGTCGGCATAGCGGTGGGACCATTTACGGGGATGTGGCGAAACGGCTGAAACGCGGCGGATTTAAAATCCTCTACAGACTAATGATCACGGTGCAGGTTCGAATCCTGTCATCCCTACCACTTTCACAGAAAGGAAACCATATGAAAAGAGATAGAGCGTTTCGTATAGACCAGAAGGAGAGAGTCATCAAGAACCGTAAGCGGTTGATGAAAGATACAGATTTACAACATCGTAATGAACATCAAGACAATAGGTATAACAAGCGTCATCCATATGACTGCGGTAATCCACAGTGTCTTGTATGTCACAGTGAAAAGGTTTTCGATGAAAAGACTGTTGAAGATTTGAGAGTTGAAGATTCATATAGGGATCAAGTAAGAGATGAGTTCGAGGGCGATTAGCCCTCATATGGAAGGTTGGCTGAGTGGTCGATAGCAGCGAATTACTAATTCGACATGCGGTAAAACGCATCGGGGGTTCGAATCCCTCACCTTCCGCCAAAATAACATAACCCTAACATGGGGTATGTTAGAATGATGTTACATCACTCCAAAAAGATAGTTTGCCATATTGTTAGTTTGCCGTATAAATAACAGTAGGAGATTATTATGGCATTAGGATATACAGACGAAACTTTCGTTATTATTGTTAAAGAATCCTTTTCTATTAGGGAATGTTTGAAAAAGTTAGGATTGAAACATACGGGTGGTAACTATAAAACATTTTACAATAAAGTAAACAATCTAAAGTTAGATACATCGCATTTTACGGGGCAGGCGTATATGACTGGAAAGCCTAACATAAGGTCTAAAAAGAGATTGTTGGTTGATATATTGAAAGATGGTGTGGAATATAAGAGTCACGAATTGAAACTTAGATTGATAAAGGAAGGAATGAGGGATCATAAGTGTGAAGTATGTGGGAATACTGAATGGATGGGTAAAAGCATACCATTAGAATTGGATCATATAAATGGTGTTCATACTGACAACCGTATAGAAAATCTTCGCATACTATGTCCGAATTGTCACGCTCAAACGGAAACATACTGTTCAAAAAATATAAAGAAAGAAAAAATGACGAGTGAGCAGAAAAAAATAAATGATAGTAAAAGAAGAATGAAATTTGTTTGTGTGGATTGTGGTGGACCGTGTACTAAGACTAAACATGGTATATGTAAAAAGTGTACTCTAAAAAAATACAAAAAGGTTACGGGGGTGTGATGTAATGGCAGCCATGCAACGCTTAGAACGTTGTGAGAGAAATCTCGTGCAGGTTCAAGTCCTGTCGCCCCTACCAGTTTCTTGTTGAGTTACCATCTGCGCCAAAATCGCGGGTGTAAGTTATCCTGGCTAAACTATGACGCCATTGTGCGATCAAAACGCGGGTTCGATTCCCGAAAAAATAGCCAACAAGAAAAACCGCAGAGTTGTTGCGGGATATAAGTGAATCAATCGCAGTTGGGAGTAATTACCCCATCGTAATAGTTGCCGTGCGTGAATCGGCAACATCATGTGTGAGTGGCGTAACTGGCAGCCGCGCTAGATTGAGGTTCTAGTGGAATAACATTCCGTGGGGGTTCAACTCCCCCCTCGCACACCATTTTTGTATATCAGACAATCGCAAGAGGACTCCAAACTCTTGAGGAAAGTCGGGGCACCATAAAAAAGTATACCAGCTAACGGCTGGCACATCTTTCGGTAGGTGTGAGGAAAGGGCAGTAAGAAATATACCGCCGATGACTCCGCAAGGAGAACAGGTAAGGGTTGAAAACACGACGTAAGAAACCGTGCTTTGTATAGTAATATACATCGAATGTAACCCCTATACGGTGCAAGGCAGTAATTGCCGCTTGAGGGTGTCAGTGATGACACTCCTAGACAAATGATTGTCCAACGACAGAACCCCGCTTACCGATATACAATACCGATTTTTATGATATAATGTAATCAAACCATTATAAATACATTATGGAGGGTTTGATTACAATGAGAAATAAAAGTATAATATGGACAATATCTAAAGACAAGTTGCAGGAAATGTGCAATACATGCTCTTCATATAAAGACATCCTACTGTTACTAGGATATAGTAGTTGTACTGGCGTCGGGGAGATGCTAAAAAAGCGTATAGAAAAAGATTGTATTGACACTAAAACATTAGAACTTAATAGGATAAATAATAGACATTGTATTCTAAGAAAAGTTAGATATCAGTATGACAACAAAGATGTTTTTATCTCCGATAGTAAATGTTGCAGAGGTTCTGTTAAAAGACATATTATAAAAAATAATCTAATGGATTACAAATGTGAAAAATGTGGTATTGGTGATATGTGGGAAGGTGAAAAAATATCACTTCAACTTGATCATAAAAATGGGGTGAACAATGATAATAGATTAGAGAATCTAAGATTCCTATGTCCAAACTGTCACAGTCAAACACATACTTTTAGTGGAAGAAATACTAGAAAAGAAAAAGCAATAAAGGTAAAAGAGTCTGCGGACGAAAAAGAAAATAGATATAAAACCCTTATGAGATTTCAAGTATCATTCGAAGAACTAAAAAATGATGTAGAAAATATGCCTCTTACCGATATTGCAAAAAAATATAAAGTAAGCGACACCGCTATTAGAAAAAGATGTAAAGCATATGGTATAGAATTGAAGGGTCGTGGATATTGGTCTAAAAATATAAAACACTCACCGATGGTGTAATGGTAACATTTTTGTTTCTGACACAAAAGACTAGAGGTTCGAGTCCTCTTCGGTGAACCAGATGTTGCGGTAGCACCCAACTGATTTGAGAGTATTACGGGTAAACTCAAAAAGAAAAACAAATACCCGACCACGGTGGCTATCGTCCAATGGTTAGGACATCGGATTGTGGCTCTGAGAATGGCGGTTCGAATCCGCTTAGTCACCCCACTTATTTACGCCTAGTATAAACCTCTGTAGTCTTTTCATGACTCGGTTTATCAACTTTAACAGTAGGCTCAAGCGCATCTGCTAAGTTCCTGTGATAATCCTTGATGGTCATCATTTCAGGAACTCCAAGCCTACGAAGGGCTGTTACAACGCATTTAGGGCATAAATCTTCGTAGAGGCTATCGTCTAGCGAAAGCTCAAGATGACCGCATGCTGGGCAAATAAACCCCTTTCCGTTGCGACTAAACGCCGGGAGAGTGTGTGAGGGGGTGGCGTTATACTCGCCGCTTCCATATTGTGGTGATTTGCTTGACATGGCAGATTTATTTATAACCTTCTAAACATAGGTCATGCGGTGTCTTTTGGCGACATGCGGCATCCTGTGGTGTGTGGTATATGAGAGTTTACGAGTAGCGGCAAAATATCCTCCAGGGTAAACTAAGCAAAAATTGGTGTATATGTTTTTACAGTATGGTATGTGATATACAGACGTATGTCATAAACCGCCTTATTGAACGGGCAACCGGACTATAACCGAGGAAAACAAAAAGCACCGCTGACCAAAAAGCAGTATAACACACATATGAGTCTTGAAAAAACATAATCTACAGTATAATAAACCTACTACCCGAGTGGTTCCATAGCTCAGTTGGCAGAGCAAGGCACTCTAAACGCCCAGGTCGGGGGTCCGACTCCCCCTGGAACCTCAATAAGTCTCCTGACATGTATAAATAATGTCAGGAGATTTTTTATGCGTGACATTCAGCTTAATGCCCTTAGAGAAACTTTCGCCCGTATAAACATGCCAACTCTTGTGGAGTCACATGTTCCACTGAGAGAAAACAAGGTTTATCTTCCAGAGGCTAAAAAGCGTTTCCCACATCTCGCAGAGAGCTTCCTACTTGAGAACAAGGTTCTCATGGAGAACATCAACTTCTTCAAGGTTACTGTTAAAGAAATACAGAATAGTTTCCAAGGATTGAAATTTGCCGAAGCGAGAGCAGTTCAGAAGGCTATGATGCAGTTTGCCATCATGGAACACCACGCTCGCAATACTCCAGACGATGCTGAGATGGCTGTCAAGATAGAAGAGTCTTCGAAGCTTATTCTTGAGTTGCAAGACGAAACTACGTTCGATCCAGAACAGACATTGGGTGGAATGGATTTTGATTCCGGTGAAGCGGCTCCGGAACCAGAAAAGAAGCCTGGATTAATGGGAAGAATAGGTGGAGCCATAAAGGGCGCAGCAGCCAAAGTCATTCCAAAGAAAATTAGAGAGTTCCTTGCTAAAGCTGGTGAGCTTATAAAGAACATCATACAGAGTAAGGAATTCTGGAAAGCCGTTGCAATTGGCGCAGCTATGGTTATGCTTGGATTTATAGCTGCTGCTTTTGGAGGATGGATCGCCGTAGGATTTGCAGCCTTTAAGACTATATTAGCAGGTATATCCGTATTCAAGGGCGCTCAAGGATTGGTAAAAACAGCAGATTTTGCACAGGGTAAAAAGGGTGTAGAAGGTGTTAAGCAGTGGATACAGTCAGCCAAACAGCCAGCAAATGCTGCCAAAGTTATTATTTCTTTGGCTCAGATAGCAATGGGTCTTTGGGGAATCAAAACAGCCGTTGGGCAGGCTTGTGATGAAGTCAAGAAGATGGCTGAAGCCGCTGGTAGAGCCGCTGGCGAAGCTACTGCTGGTGCCCCTGGACCTAAGCCAGATGCTCCCGCTCCTAAGCCAACTGCCCCAGCACCAGCCGAAGCACCTAAGCCAACCGAAGCTCCGGCTCCAGCCGAAGCTCCAGTAGCCCCAGCCCCCGATTTGTCAAGATACTCTGCATGGGGTGCCAGTAAAGCCGAAGAACTCCAATCAGCTATTCAGCAAGCTGCAACGGGCGGCGGCGGAAGCATGAAAGAAATACTAAATCCCCTCGCTGAAAAAATAGCGAAGGGCGTTGCAAGTGGGGCAATAACAAGAGAACAGGGTATTGCTGCTCTTGAAGGGCTTGCTAAAGGTATAGTTAATAACAACGGCGGATTACCTTACAAGGGTATCCTTGGCATGTTGTTAAAGGTTGCCAATCTAAACTAGGGAGTAGAATACTCCATTAGAGCCTTAGCTACAGCAAGCTGTGACTTCAGCTTTTTAATCTCGACGCTACTTTCGGCGTTTTCCGCCCGAAGCGTCTCAATAACATCGTCACGTTGCTTGAGAGAATTTCGACTATCAATAGAGTCGAAGATGAGAAAAATGTTGAAAAGCGTGATCACAATAAGCGTAATGAGAAGGTCAAGCCTTGGGGGCGCTTCATTGTCAGACATGGGGAATCTCCTTTATACTCATAGATTACATGGTATTACCCCTTTAGCAACCTATGAGTTTTTATTTGACACCAAGCGTGTGACACACTCTCCAGTCACCGTTTTGACAAATTTCGCCCAGCCGTATAATATGCTTATCAAGGAGATTACATGAAGAACTATATCTGCGTGAAGAACGGCGAAACCATCAAGCGTGTGCTTCGTAAGGAAGCCGACAAGCTTGTGGCAACTGCTGGGTGGAGCTACTGCCCCCGTAGTGAGTGGAAAGAGAAGGTTAGAGACGGGAACAGAGCTGTTATAGCTGAGAATGTTCGTGAGGCTGTCGCAGCCGCTCCTAAGCCAAGAAACGATGCCAGAAGGGCTAAGAACCTCAAGGGCAAGGCTCGTAAGGTTGCGGAACAGGCTGAAGAGCCGAAGGCTGAAACCGTATGATAGAATCCTTCGTGAAGTGGACCATGGCGGCTATTGGCATTGCTGTTATAGTGGTAGTTCTTACCGCTGTGGCGACAATGTTTGGAATGTATATGGCAACCAAAGAAGGAAGCTTCGTTATCATACCCGAATCGGGTCAGCCTTTCAATGTCAGAAGAGTCACATTCATAAGCAACAACACCGTAGCTTATGAAAAGGCGGATGGAACTGGCGGTCGTATCTCTGGTAACTTCAGAGTTGAAGACCTCATTTCATCCATACTGGAAAAGAAATAAAGGATATAATACAAACATGCTTTAGAAGAAACTTGACTATGGGTAGCTAATTCGTGGACCACCTTGTAAGGTTGTTGTCGATTCAATCACACCAACCAAAACAAGGAATATAACATGAACAACATGACAAACGAAGAACAAATCAGATTCAAGATCCGCTACCTCAAGAGCTACCTCAAGCATGCATCGTGTGTGCTTAGGGAAAACAAAACCATAGCCAAAGTTCAGGCTCGCCTGTCAACCGAATGGCAAAAGGTTATACGAAACCTAAACGAGCGTCACAGTGACCGTCAAGTAGCTCATAAGAAGCTGAATGACATAGAAGCGGAGATGAAGTCGCTTTACAAGTCATCGGATATAGATATACGGTTTGACTGGAATGGAATCCTCCTGAAGCAGTTTCCGCATTATATCTACTGGAAAGACGGCGATAAGCATAGAAGTCATACGATTAGCAGCGATTCGAAGGTAACGGGCGCACACATCCTATACAACAGGCTCCGTGGTCGCCCCTCACACATAAGGGATATAGAAAAAGAACATGAGTATAATCACGAGCTTACTTACTGGTCTGAGAGATTGGCGTTCCTCCAAGAAGAGGAATGTTCTCGTAACCTTAGCCCGAAAGACTTCATTAGCCCGAGAGATGGAGTTGGGGAATGTGGAGATGGGGTCGTTGGGACCAGTCTTCACGGAGAAGGGACGGAAAGCCATGGATAAAGCTCTCCGCATGTATGTCATTGTCAACCGAGAAGTTCTGCCCCTGGTTCACGCCGGGGTGCAGGGCGCTCACGCTACACATACCTATGTGTGGGAACATCGTGACCATCCAGCTACCAAGCAGTGGTGCGAAGTTGACAAGACGTTGCTGTTCCTGAATGGCAACAAGAATGATATGGCAGCTATGATGAGCTACTTCGACCTCAAGGGGATGAAGTATGCCAAGTTTATCGAACCTGACATGAACGATGAACTGACTGCCGTTGCATTCCAGCCGATGACCAAGGCTGAAGGGGCTGTTCTCTTCGGCAAGTATAAGCTGATCGCATAAATACTATCACGACATCTATCGCGTCACCATGTAGCGATTCGTGTCGTGGTAGGCTCTTTATAAATCTATAATGTGGGGATGAACCGATTTCGACTGGATTATGAAAATAATACCGGCATGTGGTAGAGCATTAGGCTACCTAAAATAAATGCAAACGCATAACTGACGATTCAGTTACATATGCAATGGCTGCGTAAGCCTTGCCTAACGCCCTAAACTCCGTTATAGGGAAACGTTAGCAGCAACGGATGCTGTCTGGAAATGTCAATGGGAGTTATCCAGAAGTAAGTCAACACCTGTTCGTGGCACGACGAAACAACCTAGCCCGTCTTCGGGGCGATACAAAATGGAGAATGGTGTCAATGACATTCATTGACTAAACATGTAGAAGGGTTATAGAAGTTATTCAGGACGCGGGTTTGACTCCCGCCATCTCCACCACTTTCTTTTTTGACAAAACATTGTATAATGTTTACATACAGGAGACATTCATGGCTATCAAAGGCACAGCAGTAGGAAACACCAACATCATTATCTACGTCAAGGAAACCTTGACCGAATCTGATAAGCAGCAAATCAAGGGGTCAAAGCTCATTGATGTTGTCAAGCAACTTGGAATACCTGTTGGCAGACCAGTAGCCATTGATGACCAAGCCGTAGCAATATACGAGACTGACAACTTCGTTATGGCTTCGTTGAAGGTGACTCTTGCTAAGTGGTGTAAAGTAGAATCGTTCACCGAGGTTCACCCCCGCCTCACACCGAACCTTGGGGATCTTGCAAAGGGAAGTAACTAAATGGCAGTCATTCGTGAAATCGGAAAGGCACAACTTGCCGAACTCAAGGTTAGATTCCTTGCAGTTCCTACGTTGGCTATTCCGGTGCTTGAAAAGGTCTACTATCCAAAGTTCCTTTGGTTTACATCTCTTGATGCTCTTGTCAAGGAAGTTTCTACACGCAAGCCGCTTATCATTGTTGATATGCCAAGTGACAAGCGTATAACCCCTGAGAAGGTTCCAGCACACTTGCGCTCCGCTCCCGAAGTCTTCTGTATCCGTGCCTTCGACAGTTTGCCAGAACGTGAATGGAGCATGGTAAGGTCAAACATCATAGAAACTGACAACCATAACTTTACATTCAAGTGGGATACTGATAACTACTCTGACCCTGTGCTGGAAGCAGCAAAGACCCGACAGGAAGCCGAAGCAAAGGCAGCCAGAGAATATGACCTGAAAGAGCTTCAAGAGCATACACAGTCAGTATCCGTAGGCAAAAAGAAACACCCCCTCCTATCCACATAGAACAACATATTCGTGTGTGATACAGGCAAAGGGGTGGCTAATAAGCCTCCCCTTTACTTTTTTACAAAACTGATAAGATAAATAACACATAAGGAACAACACATGACCGAAGTAATCCGTGAAAATGAGAACAGGGGAAGCCTGCCCCGTTGTATGATCCTCAATGCCAGCAACGAGTTCCTGTGCGTTCGCGACTGGTTCAAGTCTCTCCGTTTGGTCACTGAAACCTACATCCCGCAGCACATCGCTGACGATCTGAGCCTGTCAGCCTACTTCAAGAACCTCAAGCGTGAGTTGAAGATGGAAGTTCTGGCTTGGTACGATGATGTCGATGTCAAGTCGGAGAAAGAGTCGTTCCGTCTGCCTGCTGTTATGCGTCTTCGTTACTTGGTCAAGACGAACAAGGACAAGATGGATGGTCGCCTCAACGCTCCGTCGCTTCGTAACGTTCTGGTTCGTGACAAGTTCAAGTGTCAGTATTGTGGTAAGGGTGTCAGCCTTCGCAACGCTACCCGTGACCACGTTCACCCACTGTCAAAGGGTGGACCGAACACGCTTGACAACATCGTTGCAGCATGTAAGTCGTGCAACGGTCTGAAGGATAACATGAGCCTTCGTGCGTTTGAAGACAAGTACAGCATGAAGCTGGCAAATCACCCTCGTAAGCTGACCGAGGAAGAGAAGCTTCAGGCTGCTCTCAAGGGATTCAAGTCTCGTGAGCGCCGTGTATGGCTCAAGTGCCTGGACGAAAACGGCATTGAGTTGTGGTAAGCAAAAGAATACTCCAAGATACCCTCTTGGAGTTTTTCTTTTTGCCGATATAATAAGTTCATGATGCATCTCAACAGGTATTATCCTGTCCGTCTAAACGGAAAAACAGAACGAGTCAAAAAGATACTGGCGGCATACAAAGACTGTATGTTGCTCAAGGAGTATGACGAGTTTGGAAGACCCATGTGTATCTGCCCAAACGGCATGCAGGGTATCTTTTGCGTTTCTCCAGATGGATTCTGGAACGGATGGTTTATGCTGGAAGAGATAGAGTTTGCAGACGAGGAAGAACTCAAGAAATTCTCTGAAAGGAACGTATGAGCCATAGAAACTTTCCCATCCGTGTCAACAGAAAGGATGCAGAGAGACAGCGTTTCCCAAGCCGCAATCCAGACAGCGACCTCAAGGTGTTCGCCCCAGGCGCTCGCCACTACCTTCATCCTAAGCTGTCAATCCTCGACCGTTTAGACTGCGAATTAGCCTATTACAGACAACATAAGATACTCGTGGTGTCGTATGCCCCTAAGCAGGAAAACATCGACCATACTGACTATACGCACAAGGTTTACGAGAAGGGTATTTTGACCACTGATGTCAATTATGTGGTTGATTTGATTAGAGAGTATCTGGATGACCTGAAAAAAGAACAGGAAGGTTCCTCTGACTCCATAAATAGTGATATTCGTGGCGACAATCACTATACAACGGAGGAAAGAACTGTATGATATACTACACTGACCCTGACGAATCCATTCTCATTGGAATCTCGGCATCCGACCGCAGCGAAGCATCCATTGCCAAGATTGTTGGCAAGCTGCTGGCTTACGATATGGTAGAGGCTGACTCCAATGCGTTTGATGATGTAAACGAGTTTGCCGCAGACACCGTTGTTGTCTCGGTAGCAGACTTTACCGAAGAATTGCTCGACCTACTCGACAAAGATATAAAGGTTTATTTGGTATAATACCCATATGAGTTCATACTACATTGATGAAGGCGCATACAAGCCACAGAAGCCAGGGCTAACACTCTCACCGTCATCCATTGACACGATGGAGAAATGCCCCCGTCAGTATTTCTTACAGTATATTGAGAAGATAAAGGTAAAGGACGAGAAGCCTGCCAATACCTTTGGCAAGATAATGCATTTGATTGCCGAAAACTACAAGGGTGGGGGCGGTGAGGAAATCAAGGGTTTGGCTAAGTGCTTCCAGACGAATGAGAAGCTACGGGCTAAGTATTGGGATAAGCTGGATGATGAGTATAAGAGCAAAATTCCACAGGCATTGAAGAATCTGCATTACTACCTGACCAAGCGGTATCCGCTGGCTGAGAATTTCAAACACGAAGAATGTTTGGATGTGGTTGACTTTGACAAGATTGGTGAAACGAATATCCACTTGCAGGGTAAGCTTGACGGGCTTTATGAATTAGCGGGTTCTGTTTTCGTGATCGACTTCAAGAGTGGGAAGAAGACAAAAGACCACAGTGGGCAGCTTGGATTCTACTTGTTCCTTATTGAGAAGCTTAGGGCTGGGTGGCTGAAGAGCCGACCAGTTATAGGAGAGGTTGTCAATATATGTCTTGAGAATGGGACAGTTGGTGAAGCTGCCATAGAACATCATAAACTCGAAGAGTATGACAGCAGCGTAGCCGAGAAGCGTGTGAAGAAGGCTATAGCCACATTGAAGGCTAACGGAATAACCGTTGAA